TGGCTTGTCAATAGGCTATTTAAGCCTGTGTGTTGTTATCTACGTTTCCTACAGCTATCCATCGTATAAATAGTCCGTCGGTTGCTGTTGCAATCGAAGATGGGATCAGCAAGCACTTAAAACCAAGCTTGGTTGATTCTGTCAAACATACTGTATGCAAAGCTTTTACGCCAGCATTAGGATTTTCAATTTGTAGCGATACTGAAGGGATGTCGGTAAATGTAACATTACCGTATTCGACTGTATATGGGACAGCTTTCTTTGGCTCTGCTTTTGCTGGAAACGAGCTATGTATTGTAGTATTTGCAGACCTCAGACTAGGAGCTCCAGTTTGGTTTGTAATGTTAATTACAGTAATTTTTTCACCAAGAGCAACCTTAGCAATATTTGAATTCATTCTTTGGATGACTTCAGCAGATACTGGGTCTCCATCATTTATTACTACTGGGTCTATGTTGATAGCCATTATTACTCCTTAGCGTCTTCCGCATTCTTTGTGTCTGCTAGCGTAGTCATTTCTGCACGTAGTATAGCGATATGTGTCTCATATTGTGAGACAATTTCTCCAATGCGCTGTTGTAGTGCTTGAACTACAAGTTCTAATTTTTCCATTATATTTCCATTCTATTCATATAAAGAATACCATTAAGCCTGGATTCCGTCAAGTCTTTCTTTAAGTGTATCTACTTCATCTTTTAATTCTTGTATTGCTAATACTAATAGGGCAGACATTCTGTCATAGCCTATGCTTATTGGATCCCCCTGTAAATTGTAGTTTACGACTCCCCTAAATTCTGGAATCAGGGCGAGGTCTTCTGCTATAAGTCCAGATTGTATTGGCTCAATGGCAAGCACATCATCGTTTATATAATTAAAGTTAACTGGCTTAACTCTTAAAGTTGCATCCAAATATCCAGACTTAGGGATTTCAATTATATTTTCTTTAAGGGCTCTACTAGAACCAAGTACCTTTAGGTATCCGCTTGAGTTCTGAACAACGGATGTTCCAGAAGTATTTCCAGATCCAGTTGCCGAGTTCAATGAGTTAGCAAATATTCTTCCGTCTGACCATATTCTAGTTAGATCATTTGCATTAAAAGAAACATTTTGTGTCTGGCCTTGGCCAAGCATAATACTTCTGTTTGCATATATTATTCCAGATCCTTGATTGACACCAAAAAGATGTATTTGTCCTGCATCGGATGTTAGAACAAGCGACCCATCATTTACTCCTCCAGATGAATTGCCTGAAAATATGTAGGCGTATGATCCTGCCGTACCTAAAGTTAAGCTTCCAGCATATAGCCATGCTGTTTGATTTTGATTATATAAATTTTTTGATTCTATTTTTACACCTGGGCTGCTAAACCACTCTGTGTTATTTGAGATTAACTCAACGTTTCCTTTAAATGTTCCGCTTGCTCCTGTTATACTACCCTTAAAATAACCATTGTCTGCATACACGTCGCCTCTAAATATTGCAGTTCCAGTAGATGCATCTAGTAGTATTGAGTATAGTCCAGTAGATGGATTCGTCATATATAAGCCAGTCTCATCTAAATAAACTGGCCTTGTTCCGCCAGAACGTATTTTCATATTATTACTTGCTTGCAAAGCATTAATAACTCTTGTAGTTGGGTCTACGCTTAGCCCGTTACCTTCTTGGACTGCTGTTGCGCCCTTAGCAGCATTTCCTTTTACAGTTGATGCTGCAACTCCATCTATGGTTCCGCTAACATTACCAGTCAATGTTCCATTTGGTTGAAGCGCATTGTCGGCAGCGGTCTTTGCTGCAAGAGTGTCGTCTAAAATTTGTTGTGCTGTTTTCGATGTACCAAATGTACTTCCAAGGCCAATGCTTCCACTAATAATCGCATTGGTTGCTCTTAGGACTCCAGAGGAGTCAACGCTGAAAGATGCATTTGCTGGATTATTGTTGCCAGACCATAACTTATAATATGTTCCAGGCGTTCCAGCAACAGCCCAAGTTGTAGTTCCATCTATATAAACACTTGTAGCTAAAGAAGATCCAGCACGAATTTGTCCAGCGCTATCTAGGGATATATTATTTTTTGAAAGAGTTGTAGAAGATAGGGTCCATCCACCAATAGTTCCTGCATTTGCAGTTATTGTTCCGTCTGCTGCATTTAATGTTACAGAGTTGGCACCATTAGCAATTTTGAGTCCTGTTGAGTTTAAAGCAAAACCGTTACCAGTTAATGTTCCTGCCGTACTGATTGTTCCATTATAAATAGATGCGCCAGATGTAGAAAGATTTATGTTTCCGCCAATTGTTGCAGTTCCTGTTGCGCCGATATTTCCATCTATGTTTAAGGTTGAGCCATCCCATTTAATGTAATTGCTGGTTGGTCCACCTACTTTAAATTCTGCTGTGCTACCTGAGTTTATGTACCAGTAGTTGCTGGCGTTAAATAGTAAGCCACGCTTGCCAGATACAACGCCATCACCGAATTTAAATGCGCCAGCAGATATATATCCATTCATGACTGGTGTTCCTGGTATTGCTAATGTGCCACCAGAAACATATCCAGAAGTTGTATTGTTGTATTGATCATATGTCGCTACTGCAAACTCGTATGTTACTCCAACGCCAAGCCCTTCTAATTTGTACGATGTACTAGAACCAGGAGAATCGGCATATGAATATACAGAGTCTCCAACAGGCTTAAACCTTATTCTGTATCCTCGAATGTCTCCAGATGTTACTGCGCTCCATTGTATTGTGGCATAGCCATTAAATCCAAGATAGGCAGATGGGTCAATGCCACCACTCACTGTTGCTGAGCCAACTGCTGGTGGCCCGTCAACATCGACAATGACTGGGTCTGTGGGTTTTATAACTCCACTTATGTAGTACTTGTTTGCACTTGTTGTGTCTGCATGAAAAAACTTATCTCTATGTAAAACCTTTATATATCTATCTGCTGTATTAGATGTAAGAATGTTTGCCTGTGTTGAGTTTCCGACCCACACAACTGGCTCTGAGCCAGTAAATGTTGAAGAAGTTCCCTCCCAAATAATTGTGTCAACATAGTTTTCCCATGTTGGCTTATCCCATTTAACCTGATAAGAAAGAAGGCCAGAAGTAACAACAACATTAGATGGCGGCTGTGTGTAATCTGGAACAGCTGCGGCAATCTGCTGTCTAGTTACAATAAATCTTGGTGATGGTGGACCAAATACAACAGTTTTATCTGCTGGGTCGTCGTTAGTTAATATGTATGAAAATATAAATGCGTAGTCTTTAAATAAGTTTAAGTCTATATTTTCTATGACTAAATCATAGGAGCTCTGACTAGTAGATGATACAGCTTTAGCAGCAGCAGCTGCATTAGAAGATAGGTCTGGTGCTGCATCTTGTGGTGAAGGTTGATGCCCACCAGAATCTAGGTAGTCAGCTTTTGTCATTTAAAAACTAAGTCCTAGTCTGTATTCTATATCCATTTGCTTACCAGCAACCTTAACAATTTCAGAAGACAAAACAGATCGACTTATCAATCCATATATTGGATCAAATGAATCCTCATCATTAATTCTTAGACCATCCATATATACTGTTGTACCAGATATTGTTTTTGACTTAGCCCCAATAAGTATTTTATTTATTGAGCTAGCGTCTGGTGTTCCAGATTTATACGAAGATCCGAGAAGCTCAGAAAGCGTTTTACTTTTAATTTTATCTGGTGTCTGCGGTGATGTTATTGATGCGTCACCTGTAATTCTAGTTTCAAAATAATCAGTATCTCCGCTATAGAATCTTATGTACACATAGTCAAGATTAGTGTCTGCCTGTCTGAATGCAAGTGTTAGACTGTCGTATATGCTATAGCCAGACAAATCAAATGTGGCATTAAACCAATATTCTTTTGTAGAGTAAGTCGCTGGTGATGTTACTGCTGGTGCAGTTACTTGAAATAAATATGATCCAAGCCTTGGCGTTGGAGTAGAAACAAGTGTTGGGTTATTGCCAGATGAGTCTACCCACGGCAAAGCATTTTCAAAAGAGCTTATGTATCTATTGGAATAGTCTGACTTGCTTGTTGATTGTGATGGGAACAGCCCAACTTCCTTTATGGATCCAGCCACGTCATTAGGCAGTGAAGTCTTGTATATGACAGAGTATGTTGATATTCCAGTAACTGGGTCTGTTTCAATATTAGGTGAGTTCAGATCAACTGGGACCTTGTAAAATTCAAAACCAAGTCTTGTATCATCGACTGTCGGGGTTTCAGACCCTATGCCAATAGCTATTGCCTTGCTGCTAAAACCTAGGGTGCCAGCTAAATAGTTTGTTAAGAATCTTTTTCCAAACTTAGTTAAAATATTATCCTGTCTATGAAGCTCTACTCCATCTTGATAAAAGATATAAGTGCCTTTCATCTCCATTATCCACCACCCCCTTGTACGCCACGAACGGCATCTCCTGAATTATTTTTTACATTAAAATTAAATTTTAATTTAGCATTTCCATTAATATCATTAACTACATCTATTTTCTTTAATGTTATATCTGCTAATGTTGGAAATGGCTTTTGGCCAGTTCCATCATCTGGTATGGTGTATTCTTCGCCCTTTTTATAACCGCTAGTCGGTGGCTTTGAGTTGGGCAGTGTTAATATTACACTTCCATCTAGTTGTGCTGTTACAACCAGGTCGTAATATTGACTTTTAAGAATGTCTACAAGCGGATCATCTGCTGGTAGCTGAATTTTCTGCTTAGTAGTAAAACCACTAAACTTTATCTTATTATTATCTACAGTTGCCATTTTATCATTCTACCATTTTATCCAGTATAAATCGACCTGCATTTTACTGAGGTGGATAGTCCGTTGTCCCAGGAATGACCTATGTCTAATACAACGTATTTGCTTGCAGATTTACCAGATGGAATTGTATCGTCTGAAGCATATACTGAGTTTAGGGGATATGATATCTCAACCATATCTCCTACTTGAATTAGAGGGTTTGGAAAGCATTGTATATCTATTGATGTTTGCTGTCTGGACCATTGGTCTTTCATCCATGTAGATAGCTCTTTTGCTTCCCGCTCTTTCTGTATCCAGGTTGAATCAAATCCAATAATTTCAATGTCTTTTAACTTTGCTATTTCTGGGTCTATATACTCAAACGGATCCGTTGCAACGATTTGATCTCCTACTACCTGGAAGCTTCTTGTCTGCCCGTCAGCAAGTGGAACAAAGGTCCCAGCATTATTTAAAACATATGCCTCTATACCAAAAGAATTGACTGATGATCCAATAAGTGTAACAAATGGATTTAAAGTTATTTGTGCAAATCTTGGCTGGCCTGGTCTTTGTGCATACTTAGCGCTTATATATTTTAGCTCTCTGGCTACTGGGCCAAACTCTTTAAAGAAGGTTGGGGATGAAACCTTTGATCCTTTTGTTAAAACAAAGTCTCCAAAAGATTGAGATAGATATGACTGTGAACCAAGCATTCCGCTATAAGGATTATAAGGTGTAGTAGAAGCAAATTGAGATTCTGAAATTGCGTTGCTATACAAGTAGTCGTAGCTAATTGAACCCTTTTGTGAGAATAGTCCTACTTTTTCTGTTATAGGCAATACATAGCTAGCCCCGTTGTCTGTGGCTATAATTGTAGTGTTATCAAATTTAATTTTAAATGTTCTTCTTGTTGTATCGTAATTAACTTTAACATCTAGGTTATACAACTGACCACCAGAAACACCAGTTACAGTTGTTGTATCTCCTTTTTGAGAGTCTGTTATTGCAACTTGATAAGGCTTGGATCCTTTTTTAAATCTCCACAATCTTATATTCTTGTCAGTCAATTTACCCGTAGCGGTTGTCTGCTCTGTCTTAATTTCAATATAGTAACCAGTAGCCCCATTGTCCGATAGGCATATGGCAAGTCCACCTATTACCTGATCTGCCCCAGTTAATCTTCCAGCAGAGTCTTTCATTAATGGGAAGTAAAAGCTCGTTCCAACAGAAAAGTTTTTTGTAGTTGAATCTATAAATTTTGCATCTATAGTTGCAACTGTGTAGTTTTTATTTAATGACACAGTGCCTGGCTGTGATACTGTGAGCATGGATCTCGGAACACTTTTACCAAAACTATCAGAAGCCTCTATAGATATTTTAGAATTATCTATAGAAGGAGTGCCAGTAGACTGTGTGGACTCTGTTAACAGCCTTACCTCAAAATCATCTTTGTAGTCCGCTATGTCTACACTGTGTGAAGATACGGGGGTGCCAAATGCTCCTCTAGTTTTAATTCTATATTCTCCAGTTGGCTTAAAACTATTTACTTGACCTAGCGCCTGATACTTTTGAAGGTCTATGTCTGACTCTATCCATTGGCTTTCAGGGGAGCCAGCAAGGCTTGTATATGAATATCTGATTGCATCATACTCTATAACTTCATCATTTAAAACTAGGAACCCAGTTTTATTTAAAGCTCTTAGATCAAGTCCGTCCATTGTTGTTATTAAATTTATCCATAGAGAAGATCCAGCCAAAGAAGATGCTGCTAAATTCTTTACCAATGCGCCAGCTCCAAGAGAATACACTGGTGACTGCCATAGGAGATCAGCGCCAGCATTATAAGAAGAACTCATTTGTGGCCTATAAAGAATTTTAACTCCCTGCACTGACGGCAAATCTTCTTTAGACATTGATATAATATTTGCTTCTTCTTGAGTAACTCCGCTAGAAACAAGCGGGTTGTATCTAAAAGTAAAAGATTTAGTTTTATTTTTATTATAAATCCATTCTCTTGTATAGAACTGAAGTATATTATTCTCATCGAATGTGGCTACCATTTGTGTGTCTTTACATAAGTCCTGTATGCACTCCCAAACAGTTTTTGTATCGTCTGTATACCAGTAGTACGGAGTTATTGCAGATTTATCATTGCCCTCTGGTGATAGGTTAAAGTTATAATTTGTAAATCCTATCCCATCTAGCAGTCTTTTAATAATAGCAGGTGATGGTGCATCTTTTATCAAAATATCTGGCGCTACTATTTTTTGCAATAGTAGGGCCTGGTCTAGTGCTTGCAAATCAACTTGACCAAATTCATCTACTGTCCAAGAATCTGCATAGAAGTATCCTTGCTTTATCTTTTCAATAGTGTTATCTGATTTAGTTATATTGTAATATGGCTTAAAAAGAACATTGTTATAAAAATATGACTTGGTTTTATCAAAAACAAATGTTTTGTCGTAAGAGATTCCAGACCTGTCTTCAAAAAATAACCTAGCATTTAAAGAATTTGCAGTAACATTTCCTACTGGGGTTAGACCATTAGAAGAATCAGATGCCTTTTTTTGTGTGCTAAATGACATTATCTTGTCTGACATATCCTTTACATATCTGGCGGATATCTCAATTACACCCAAGTAAGTGTCTGATACATTTATTGAATTGATCTCAACTATAATAGAGTCTATATCTACTGGCTCCGTAGGAGATGTTGTCCATTCTGTTGTGGACCAGGTTGTTCCACCCTGATAGTATAAGTTAACCACACCAGTTGAGTCAACGCTACCATTTGTTAAAACAGTTGTTGTTGTTCCGCCTTTTGTAATTTTTACTGTCCATGTTACTGGCTTTACATATGTCATGTCAGACCAGACTTTCGAAGTTCCATTGTCTGACACTAGGCTTCTTAGTCCGTATGATGTTTCAAACTTAATAGATATCTTATTTGTAACTGTATTCTTACCAGATGGATAGGAAACTGTTAATTTACAATTTGATAGAGATGTACCGCTTGATTTTGGCGTTACCCAATACTGATACTTATTCTTTGATCCAGCGTAATACATTCTGTATGGCTCTTTAATTAGTGTGTTGTACGGCAACAAAGCGTTATAGGTTATACCAGAATTACTTGTATTATTAGATATAAAGTATTTAATTCCAGCAGAAGATGGTCTCTTAGGGCTTATAATACTTGCAAGCGGGAATAGCTTTAAAAATGGTTTGTACTCTACGCCAGCAGAGTCTTTTAGTGTTACTGTTTCCCCGCCTAGATTTTCAACAGCAACTCCAGCGATAAGGTCGTTCATGTTATATTCAGCCCATAGCCCTGGCGACATTGATAGAGTTGAAGACTTTTTAATTTGATTTAAAATGTCTGTTGATGAGCTTAACATTATACTTGTTCCAGTGTTAGACTAACATCCCAAAATTCTTGTGGATCTACTCCGCTTACCATTTTGACATTTCTTTTATTTATGCTAAAGCTGCAATTGGTAAACATGACTGTTATTATTTCATCTCTTGCTGAGACTCCGTTGTAAGATATTTTTAATTTAAATGAGCCTATTCCTTTTGCTTTATAGAATGCTCTAATTTGTTCTGCGCCGTAGCCGCCATCGACAGTCATTGTGCTTGTTGAAGGCAATGTATTCCATGAGCACTGAATAGAATATTTATCTGCAATAAATATTTTACGCATGGTTCCATTAGCCATGCGCTCTGCTCTTTCAATTCTATTTGTATCTAAAGTTACTGTCTGCCTATTATGCTCTGACAGCTTAGTCCAGGTAGGGGTAGCTGCATCTGTTCCAGTGTCAATAAACAGTAGTGATCCTACAGGTAAAGTTAGCGCCATTATGTCCTCTTTGTTCCTATCATTTTAGCATTAAGCTTTGCATCTTGTCCAATAGCTTGTTTTGTCATAGAGACAACCTGTCTTACAAATGTATCTGTGTTCATTCCGTCAGATGGATAAATGTTTTGTGTTAGATTAATTGTGCTTCCTGATCCAACATTAAATGCTGCTGCCTGGAAATTAGATTGCGGTACAGAATACTGCATATTATTAATTCTTTCAAGAAGTGGAAGTATCCCTGGCTGTCTGACTGCTTGAGCATTTACAACAAATTCTCCATTTGAAACATATGCGCCAGAAGCATATTTACCGCTTGGCATCATTGGCATATAAATAGAATCAGATGTACCAGTTCCTGGTCCAGAAAGTAAACCGCCATCTTTATAAGACTTAACTCTTCCGCTTTGATCTCCCATTGCTGCAAGCCATGAACCAATTACTTTTCCGTCTTGCATTACCATTCCGTTGGAATAGTATGTCATATCACCTTGTTTCCAAGAAGTTTTATGAGCCTTATAAAATGCTCTTGTTGCTGCATCTCTGTTAGCAAATTCTTTACCGCTTAACTTGCTATCTGGAATTATATAGGACTGGCCTTGTGAAGGTGCGCCTACTGGCATGGAGTCGTATTCTTTTTTACTTACTTCTTTTCCAGATTGAGTAAAGTATTTAGTTGAGTCCCCAGTTCCAGTTTTCTTTCCAGCAATTTTTCCAGGATCTGCCAGCGTTGCTGTCTTTGAGCCAGCGTTACCAAGATCTATTTTCTTGCCATTAATAATTACATCACCATTTACAACAATACCTTGCTCTTTTAGAGATGCCTCAAGGCCAGATGATACTGAATCGAAGAGGGCCTGCCCAGCTGCAATTCCAATATTTCCATCTTTATCTTTTGGAAGCCCAGACATGTCTACTTTTGCATCTGTCGCTGCTTGAGTAATTGCTGCAAGCATTCCCTTAGCTTCATCTGTTGTCTTCCACTTCTTAAGGTCATCCTTATGAATCTCAATGGCCAGTCTATATGTAGTCATGGCTTTATTTAAGGCTTCAATTTTACCTTCATTAGTTTCAATTTCTTTAGTTACATCGCCAAGCTTTTCTCCTGCGTATGCGGCTGCATCGCCAAGATCTTGCTGCTTCTTTGCCATAGCCTCTGCCGCTTTTTTAAGAGGAGCATTTGCTTTTTCTGTTGCTTCATCAATGGCTTTAATCTGTGCGTCATACTGCTGTGTGGCAACCAAGCCTTCAAGATCAAGTCTTGCTTGCTGTGCCCCAGCTGTGTTTCCAGTAGCCTCTGCATTTTGAAGCTCAAGTTTTTTAGCCTCAATTGCTCTTCCAGAATCTTGTTCATTCTTTTTATCCTGTAGTGCTTTCTTTCTTGCCTCTGCTAATTTATTATTAGCATCAATTTGCTTGTTAATTGCAGCAAGTCTATCTCTATCAGATATTTGTTGTGCTACTGATTGTCCTTTTAATGCTTTTTGATATTTTTCTTGCAATCCCTTAAGTTTATCTAATGCAGCATATTGCGTCTTTAGTATTCCGCCTCTATTTGTTGTTTCAACGCCTTTTGCTACTGCGCTCTGCAAAGCATACAGAGCATTTGTTTGTGCAGCAGATAGACCAGATAAATCTCCAACAAATCCTCTTGCTTCAATTCTTGTTTTTTTCCAAAGAGTTAGCGCAGTATCTTGCTCAGAGGCAATCTTTCTTAATGCAGGATTTTGTTTTTCCATTTCATCAAGTGTTTCTTTGCTAAGTCTTTTCTGTCCTTCTAGCTTACTTGATATCTCATCTAGCGCCTGTTTTTCTGCATCCCATTTAATTGAATCAGATTCGGCTGTACTAATAAATGAAGGCTTATTCTTATCTTTTTTACGTGCTTTCATTGCTTCAGATTCTTTATCTGCAATTGCAGTGTCAATTCCCATTGCTGCAGTGTTAAGAGCATTTGCTTGTTCAGTTGGGTCTAAATCTTTTCTAACTGCATCGCTGTACGTGTTAAGTGCTTCACGGGCTGCATCAACAGAAGTTTTAATATTCATAAAGGCTTTAGATGAAGTTGTAAAAGCTGATGTGTTATTTGATTGATTAGAGGCTTTATACATTGCATAAATTTTTGCTGTTGCATCTTCTGCAGACATCCCCATAGACATTAGCTGCTCTTTTAATCTTATAGCAAGATCTGCTTGATCGTCATAATCAGTTTTATTAATAAGAGCTATTTGATCCTTATATACAGAGTTAACTTCTTTCTTTAACTTCTTGTATTGCTCTATTGTTAATTTTAATGGTGTCCCAGATGTAGTCATGCTCTCATACATCATTTGATTTCTTTCTTTAACAGCCTGTGCGTCTGCTACTGTTTCTTTTAATTTCTTATTAAAGTCGGTAAATCTAAGCCCAGCCTTCTTTGCTGCCTCTGCTGTCATTCCATAGCCTAGTGCATTTAGTCTCATGCTTTCTTTTTGAGCCTGCCAAGCTTTAAATGTAAGTCCTATTGCTGAGACTGTTGCGAATGCTATTAGGTTAAATCTTGTCATAGCCATTCCAATTTTTCCAATAATCCCTGGAAGCATTTTCCCGCTAGTATTTAATTTATCTAGTCCTGCGCCCCACTTAGTTAAACCACCAGTTTTTTCAGAGAACACTCCTACTGGACTCTTCATTGATGCAGGTATTTTTGACATCAACTTGCCCTTGCCACCGCCACCCATCATAGCAGCAGACTGCATCATCATAGGCAACATAAAACCAACTTGCTGGATTATCATAGCTATGATTGGGTTTGCAACCTTACTAGCAATAAATTGTGCTCCTGCTGCGACTGCCATACCACCAGCAATCTGTCCACCAATTCCGTATTTATTATTTGGAACTATTCCGCCAGAAACTCTAGGAACAAAAAGTTCAGGTCCTTTTTCTCTAACAACATATGCCTGCCCTCCATTAACTGGGCCGCCTTTTTCTCTTCCTTCTAGACCAAATATAATCTTCTTTAAAGATTCTGTAAGTGGGGTATCCTTTTTAGATTCCCAGTTTAAATACTTTTGTCTTAAAATATCTTTATCTATTGGCGATAGTTGTTTTAATACAGACCTATCTCCAATCAAATCGGATGCGGCTGATCTTACTACTGCGTCTAGGACGTCTGGCTCTAGGGCATTCTTTAGAGATCCCTTTGCATCCTTAACATAACCGTAAGGCTTTTCTTTTGCAAGAGCTGCTGCAAACTTGTCGTAGAATAGTTTTTGAGTATGCTTTCTTAGTCCAGTATTTGCAAACAAAGTATTAGCCATTTCAATAGACAATGAATTTACACCCCATGGCGCTGACTCATACATACTTGGCTTTGGCGCACCTGTTGGTCCAAATCCTGCACCTATTCTATGCATTGCTTTACCTTTTAATACATTGCCAATCATTCCGCCAATTGCAAATCCATTTGCTGACGATTTAAATCCAGCATCCGATAGGCTAACAATATGTCCAGACTGTCTTCTCTTTAATTCTTCTGCTGCTGCAATCTTAGCCAATGCTGCTGGTGTAAGGTTGCTTTCTTTTGAAGGTACTACTGCGGAGTGCACTCCATGAAGCTCTCTCCACTTTACCTCTCTTGCATCTTCAAGTCTTTTAATCATTTTTGCATAGACAACTTTTTCTTGCTGATTTAGATCAAAGCTACCAATAGTTTTTTTGAGTCTTGGCAGAGTTGCTTCAATTTCTTCAAGCATTCTTGAATTGTAAGCGTCTGGCGTCATACCCTTTGGAATGTCCATTGTAGACTCAGCAAAGAACTTCTTTGCTCCGCTTCCCTTAATTCCAAGTAAATTAACCATTGCTTGGTCTCCAACTGAAGGCATGAATCCAGCATAGTCTCTTAGCCCAGATGCTGTTGAAAATACTCCAGCAGTCCCAACATCAGACAAAACATTTCCAGATAGATTCCCTCTTCCTAGATCTTTATCTCCACGAAGAGATGATGCAAGAAGCTGTCTGAAATACTCATCTGTAGTAAATTTACCGTCTTGCACAGTAAGGGCTTTATCGAATGGTGATTCAAGAACTAGTAGCTTTCTCAATCCCTTTGGATCAGTTGGATCACGCATTACATTGAGACTTTGTTTTGGAGCCTTTAGTCCATGTGCTTCACGAGCAATTTGTGTTGCTCTCATTTCAGCAAGTGCTGACTTTTCATCAAGCATTGGTTTAACAAAAACCTTTTCGCCGTTTCTTGTATATACGCCACCGATACCAGGAACTGGGAAGCTTCTTCCAGATGTTGGCTCTAGTAAATCTCCATACTCTGTTACTGGATGCTTTGCAAATCTAGAATCTTTAACTGCAATGTCTGCCTTTTCCATTGCTGCTTTCATCGCTCTTTGTTGTTCTACCTGCTTAATTGTTTTAGGCATACCAAGGAACAATGCTTTTCCTCCGCCAAATAATCTTTGTGCAAACTGTCCTGGAATTTCTCCGCCTGAATTTGCTGTAATTTTCGTTGTTAGTGGAAGAGATCTTCCTCTGGTCAAGAGCATACGCATCATTGCGGTCATCATGTGACCTCTTTGAATTACTGGCAGTCTTTTTATAAGCTGTGAAGCTTTACCGTATTTTAATTCTTTTGCTAATGTATCTGCTGATATTTGTGCGGTAGATTGATTTAATGGAACTCTATCTTCAAATTTACCCTGGGTCATAGCACGTAGCCAGTTTGTAAAGCTGTTTATAGTTTTGCTTCCAGCTTGTGCATTGTATCCATTACCAGTAGTTCTATTACTTTTAGTAACACCATTTTCTTTTGTAAACATATCTTGGTCTGGATCCATGTGCTCTGACGCATAATCAATAGTTCCATCCGCTCTAAGCTTAAACCCATTTAATACTCTCTGTAAATTAACCTGGTCTATGTCCATTCTTGACATCAATGTATCTAGTAATGCTTTTGTCGGTTTAATTGCTGCAATTTGAGGTCTTTTTCCAGGTAATAATTCTTCTGGCTTGTCTTGACGAAGCAGGTCTCTATAGTTAACTTTGTTGCCACGACTGTCCGTTCTTCCCATGCCCTGCATGTCAATATAATCTTGCATCGCTCTTGCCTGCATAATTCTTATTTGCTTATATTTTGCTCTATTTACTTTTCCAGTTTTAGAGTCAGTAGACTTTAAAATTGCTTCTTCAAAATCTCTTTTTGCCATGTTTATTGATTCGTCTTCAGAAAATCCTAAATGATTTAATACTGCTGAATCATGCAGCACAACTCTGTTTTTTAAAGATGACTCATACTGTGGGTCTGTGTTTCTTTCAAGCCATGCCTTTAACCCTTCAAAAATATTCATTGAAATTCCGCCACCAGATGATCTTCCCATTCCAGATGTATTTCCAGGCCCCCCATTTAATGCATGCATTAGTGGCATATCTTTTTGTGCAATATCTGCTGGAATGACAGCCTCTCCTGGTGTCAACACAACGGGAACTTGACCGCCATTATTTCTATATACTGGCTTTCCGCCTAAAATATTTTCAATTATTGGCATATTGGCTTCTGTGCCAGCTTTGTTAATTACAAATGATCCCTCTTCTGCTGTTGTGTGATATGTGTCTGTGTCGCCAGTACCTGGGACAATACCACCCTTTGCAAACTTAGGCTTTGTTGTTTGAATGTTATAGCCTGCGCCTGATGTTCTAACTCCACCTAGTGATCTTGCAATCTTATCAACAATATCTTTTGTTGTTCCTTTATGGAACATTTCCTTCATGTTTGATTTTCCAGTTAAAGGGTCTACCACTGGTTGTGATGTCAATGGGACTGTAGTTAGATTTGCAACTCTTCCCATACCAGCTGCAGTTGCTGCTGCAGTTTCGGCAAGCATTGCCTCTACTGTCGCATTCATTTGCATAACTTTTGCTCTTGCTTGATCTACGGTTATCTTGCTAGCCTGTAGCTGTGCAACTATTGCTTCTGTTTCGGCAGCAGCTAATTGTGTTATTTCAGAAAATTGTGGTAGTAATGCTTGATAAGAATCTGCTAGGCTGGATGTGACTGTGCCAGTTGCCGTTACTTCTGCCTTTAGTATCTTGATTTCTGCTTCGGACTGCATCGCTATTGCTGCTGTCATTGCATGCCATTTTGCTGCCTCTTGTGCAACGATACCAGTAGATATTCCATTTATAGATGTGACACCTGGAATCTTTGGCATATCTTGATTCATGTATGCTTGTGGATTTTTTCCAATTCTTACATTGACTGGGCCTGCTCCAGGAACTGTTCCAAATATTGTTCCCATCTGCTGGCTTTGTGATGGTATAAGGTGTGACATATCTCTTGAATATGGATCACCAACTAATGGATTATTCTTATCTACCATTCTTTGTCCAGCTCCGCCAGCAGCAATTACTCCACCTGCTACTGTAGAAATTGCTGGTTGCACTGCAACCTTTGCTGCGTTTGCCTTAAGCTCAAGATTATTAAAAGATTGTGTTAATGTGTTTACGGCATTTGATAAAACAATTGTAGCTTCCGTGTCCGAATAAAATGATGTTGCTAATCCCTTTGCTGCTGCATCTGCAGCCATTATTTCTGGGGTAAGTAACTTAAATCCTTGTCCACCTTTAGCAAGTTGTCTTAAATGGAATATGCCTTTTACTACATATCCAATAAAGTTACCCATTACACCAGCCATCATAATGAGAGGACCAGCAATTGCTGTTAAGCCTCCCAATGCATTTAAGAATGTTTTAACTGGGCCTGGAAGGTGCTGGAAGAACTTGATAATTGAATCTACAACTTTTAATACTTGTGTGCTTATTCTTAAGAACTGCTCGCCTGTTTGTGCTAAGTCTGCCTGTACTGATGCCCATGCTCTTTTAAATTGTCCAGATGCTGACTCTGTCATCATCTTTAATTCTCGCTCAGATATCTGTGCAAGATCTACTGCGCTTGCCTTCATTAAGTCCATGACTTGAAGTGTCTGCGATCCTTGCTTTCCTAAGTTTTCAAATAGTGCAGACATTCTTGCAAACTGGAACTTGCCAAATAGTTGCTCAATTGCTCTTGACTTATCTAATGGGTTTAGTTTATCTAACGCTGCTTGTAACGCCATAATGGTTCCCGTTAAATCACCAGCATTACTATTTACAATACCTTTTAAATCAATTCCAAATCCTGCAAACTGTTCTGTTGCAACTTTAGTTGGGTTGATGAGAGAAGCCATTGCTGACTTAATTGCGTTAGCGCCTTCGGCAGCATTTACTCCACCCTCTTTCATGGCAGTAAGGTAAAGTGCTAAATCTTTTACATCTCCGCCAAGCGATTTGATTACTGGTCCCGCTTTAGGGATTGCTTCAGTTAAATCTGCAAGGCTTGTTGATGTCTGGTTTTCAACTGCGTTGAGAAAGTCGATTGATTGTGTAAGCTCTTCTGTATTTTGCTTAAATGCATTTTGAATAGCAAGTGTTGCTTTCATAGCATCTTGTCTATCTACTTCACCAAGAACTGCAAGTCTTGTTGTTTGCTGAGTAGCTTGAATTAAATCATTTCCCTGCTGACCAGTTGCTGCAAGGTCCGCTGCTAATGCAATTGTTTCTTTGTATGCAACTCCGTATGAGCTAGCAATCTCTTTTGCTGTAGCAGTTATGTCTTTTCTAACTTGGGCTAAGTCTGCTGAAGATGTGGCTGCAAGACCGCCATAAACTTTTGTGAGTCTTACTAGCTCTGCATCTGCTTCTCTAAATGCTTTTTGTGCAGCCATTCCAAATGCTGCAAGCGGTACAGTCAAACCAACAGTTAACTGACGACCAGCCCACTGTGTATTCTTACCCCAGTTGATAAGCTGATTAGATCCATCAAGCATAACCTTGTTCATAATTGCTGCTTCTTGGCGAGCAAGTGCCATCTTGTTCTTTACTTCATCTAAGCCTTTTGCAACCATTACGTTGTACTGCATTAGGCCTTGTGCATTTTTACCAACTGGCTGAACTATTGCTTGCTGAAGCATTACTTGCTGCTTTGCAAGATCTCTAATTAAGTTGCTAGTTTTCTTTGTATGGCCGTTCCAAGCATTATAGTAATCGTTGAGCTTTAAACGGCCTCTATCTAAGTTCTTGCCGAACTTGTCTACGTCTGAAGATAGCGATACAAAGTGTGAAGAGAACTGGCCAGTTGAACGCATCGTTTCTGCAAACGACTTGTTCATTACTGCAATTTGATTTGCAAGCTTAGCGTTAGTTCCCGCTGTTGTTTCTTGTAATTTTACGAGTTGGGCAGTAACCGCAGCTAGTTGAGTTCTTAAACTCGTGAAGTCTGCGTGGGCGGTAATATTGGTCGTGATTAAATTATCTGCCATATACTTATATTACTCTATTCGGTATCCTAATCCTGCGTTGATGCCAAAGCCAGCTTCGCTGGCAAAAGATCCTTGTAGTGAACAACATCATCTGCTGATGCGTTTATGCCAAGTGCTCTTCTTCTAACATCTTCGAAGGAGGAACCCCCCTCATTTTCATTACTGCTTTCATTTAAATCTACTCCCTGAATTGAAGCTAAGAATCTTCTTTTCTCCGATTCAGTCTTTTGCATTGATTTAAAAGTCTGGATTAACTCTGGCATTGAAAGATTATCTTCTAGTTGTTCGTAATTTATCCAATTACCAAGAAGAAAAACTTCCCCTTCTAAAGCGGCTAGATCTAGTTCTGACCAGCCAGTACTGCTGCCGCTAGTAGGTTTGGGTCGTCCATCTTAATTCCGCCGCAAACTTCTAGAATGCGATTGATAGTTGGAACGTCAAGTGTGTCTTCAAATGCGTCTTTATCTGCTACTAGGTCTGGGAGTTGCTTTTGTAATGCTACTCCGCATGCCTCAATAAGAATTGTTAATGTCTCATCTTCTGATGTTACTTCTTGTGTTCTCTGAATGACTTTCATAAACTCACGAAGCTCTTTAATTGTTAAAGGCTTGAGTTTAACTGTTGCGCCATTTTGTAGTTGAATTTCTTCAACATCATATACTGTAGTTGCCAATTTAATCCTCCTAGGATTTCGTCTTAATTATTGTATCATATTGGAAATATCATAGCAATAGAAAACCCCCTAATTTCTTAGGGGGCAATCTATTAATTAATTATATTAATTAGAGGGCGAGTACACGGTCTACGATAAATCCGTATTCCTGTCCTGCGTATGCACCGTCTGGAAGCAAACGGAATGTTACTGGGAATGTTGATGCTTGGTTACGAGCCAAAGAGAACTGTGACTGTTGTACAGAAAGAACACGACGTGCATAGTATACACGCTCAGTTGCTGTTGCTTCTGAAGTTGGTGCGTTACCAACTGCAATTAGCTGACGCTCTGTTGGGGCTTCTCCTAGTGCTCCTCCAGCAATACCGAGCTTATCGGTTGCTGTAAGGCCTGTTCCTGTAGAAGCAAGTGTTGATGAACGCTGTCCGAATACTGCTAGAACGTTCTCAAGAGTACCTTCTGCCATTTCTGTTGCAATCATAACTTCCATTGACTCCTTGAAAAGCTTTGCTGTATCAAGAAGCTGATCAACTGTTACTGAACCGTATGATGGGTTGTATGTAACCTGAAGACCGTTGTTTGTGTAACCTACGTTACGATAAAAAGCACCCTTTGATGTTGATGGTGTTGAACCTGAACGTGCTGTTCCATCTGTAGCTGCTGTTTCTGTTGAGATATCATTTAGTGAATCTGTGTATGAAAGACCAGAAGCAAATGCTGGGACAGCCTTGTTCTTTGAAGCTACGAATGCCTTTGCGGCACCAGCTTCTGCGTTATTGACATAATCTGCATCAGTAATATCTGTTACTGACAAGAATAGTGGTGACGCACCAACAAGAATATTTCTTGCATTACCTGCGATTTGTGTTGCCATGTGTAAAACCTCCTGTTAAATAAACATATATATATATTGACTTACATTTTAAATCTAATCAAAGCTGGCTAGGCTCTCTTTTTCCTCTTAGCTAATTTTACTGGATAACTAGACTAAAAGCAACTAGTTGAATCTGCCCTTGGAATCGGTGGTCCTTGAATATTTGACCTCTAGGATGACATCTGTGGATATAAAACCCTGAAGTTCTGCTGAAGGCTCTATGGGTGATGTCTCGACCACATGAATGCTGTGGAATATTAATTTATCTGTATCTCTGGCATTATTAGCATCCCTGGCTGACTCATCCATTCTGCGGAATAGATCCATCATGAGGTTTCTTATTTCGTAGACCTCTGTGATGTCTGTTGAGTAAATTGTAAATAGGACCTTCTCGCAGGCTATTAGCCAGATGTCTTCAAATGACATTCCGATCTTGTCGTACACAATATGTTTTTTGCCATTTAGGAATTGATCCATTTCTGGTGACTGCTGGACTGGGATAATAGGAATTATTTCTCTTCCTAGATTATCTGAATAGTAGTCATACTGATCAAATATTCCAGCGTCTTTTAATTCTTTCCACAAAAATTTACGAAGCTCGAACATTGCGTCTATTTTATAATCTACCGTCATAGTGAGCCTCCAAATGCTGCCTGTAGTGATGCGTCCGCCTGTGTTCTTATTTTACCAGGACTGAAGCTATATTGCACCTTCTTTATACTAATTGGGATATTTAATGCTTTTGTCATTTTTAAGTTAAATATTCTTTGTAGTCCTGATGACTTTATGGATGAGTTTACTAGCTGCCCGCCAAAAAATCTTCCGTAAGATAATGCAAATTGATTTGTAGCCTGTGCTCCTCCTGGCCTCTTGACGGTCACTGACGTACCTTTAGGCATGAACACGGTTTCACCATCTAGTTCAAATACTAGGCGCTCAGCGGACCTTGGGCGGATTACTACGGGCATTCCAGTCTCCATCACAAGAGCTTTATTTGCAAATATGTATTTCTTCTTTTGTTTTTTATTTTTAGATGGTACTGAAGATTTAGATAATTTAAAATCATAATTAATTCTAAAAGAAAGTCCGTCAGTATCAAATCTTGATAGTCTAAATAGTCTCGATGTTGGAACACCAACCTTGTTCCATTCATAAACGTGATGCAATGATCTTGGTCTTACCCTTGCTTGTGAATCAATATATTCGCCAAAATCTTTTTCTATTTGATTAAATATTGTTGTTTTAAATAAATTCTTAAACTCAGCATTTGTTGTTAGCTTTGAAAGTACCGCTGCTTCGTAATACAAGAATGCAGATACTTGTGCCACTGTGCTGTCCCTAAGAACTCCTGGGGCTGATCCAGCCATTAATCTTTCAAGTCCGCTGGCAGTTTGAATTAAGGCTACGCTAGAATCCAATTTCCTGGTTCTCCGATCTCTTTGCAACAGAGTTGTATGCAAGAACATTACCAAATGGATCGGTAATCGGGGTAGAGCTTATTACCTCAAATACTGTTGGAGTATTGTTTGGATAATTTATTTCTTTCCATATTACATTGCCAGACATATCTCTAACATTAGTAATCTTTTCTCTATATGTTATCTGGTCTGGTGTTCTAATTTCAAGCATTTGTTCATTTGTGTATCTATTGTTAAATGTCTGTTTATCTCCGCCTCGACCAGTGGCAGAATTTGAAATTATTCCTTTTGCCGCACATGGCACGGACCTAGTAAATATCCATTCCTTTTTAATAGCCCCAGTATTCTCATCCTGAGTGTCTAATTGAAGATAGATGTCTAGCTTCATCGGCATTAATGAAGTTGCTAGGCTCATTTAGATTACAACCATACCATTTGTAACATATGGCGCAAGCAGCTGATCTGCATATAAACTTCCAGTGCCCTTGTGTGCGCTATCCAAAAATTCAAACTTCCAATCAAAGGTACTTATATTTTTCACGTACTTGTCTTTCCAGGCACGATCTTTTTCAAAGTACTGCTGCATTAATGTCAGGCAAGCTTCAGACACATTATCTGGCACACGCTCCCACCCGTACCATCCAGTAACAACATATTTATAATCTTTTTTAAAAGCTCCAAAGTAGGATCTATCATTAATGCTTGGAGGAACTAGCCCATTAGCTGTGTATACCAAATTGTCATACATATCTTGTTTATTTACTGCAAGGCCATAATTTGATTCAGATATCTTTAAATCATAGGGCCAATTATTAATTTGTGACGAATAATCTTTTAGTACAATGTCTTCTTCTTTAAGAACGGTAATCCCAATAATTCTTGTTTTTAATGGAAGTATGTCTGTTCCATTGCCATACTGCGTCTCTGTCATATATCTTTGTGAAAAGAATTGATTTGTATAAGCATCAATTAGTTTTCTTGCATATCGTTCTGCATTTTTTAATTCATTATATGACCTATAGTTTGGATCAGATACGTCTGTTCCAACATTTAGTCTATCAAGAGATTCAGAAATGCTAACGTATGGTCTAACAACATCTAGTATTTGCTTGTGTGTTGTTGGTGTTCCATTTACAGAATAGCTCCATGTAATTTCTAATGTTGGCTCATTAAAATTAGATGCGGCTTGTGGAATTATAATTTCATAAGTTCCAAAATCTGAATCCAACTTTGTTGCAGTGTAGGAGGCTGACGGCAGGCTACCAAACGGTGCTCCGTCTGGGTTTGATCTTTTAACTAATGCAGTGACTGTTCCATCTGCATCGGTTATTTCACCTGCCCAGTAAATTTTAGTTATTACTCTTGAGGCTTGATCTTTATATATTTCTGCCATTAACTTATGTTAACGTTTAGTTATAGAAGTCTTGAACTTCCTTTGGTGTCGCTAAACGAAAACCCTCCTCTGTATCAAAGATTTTTTGAGCATCTTCTTCTGACATAGCCACAAAAGGATGGTCCTTTGTAAAAGTTTTTCCATGAATATCGTATCTCATGTTCTCTCTTGTCATTCTAACTAAGATTGTATCTTCAGCCTGTGCCTTTGGGTCAAACTTTGGAAGAATTTCAATTTCCTCTGTGTCCTTCTCAATTGCATCTAATGTGCTTTGATATACGCTCCAAGTAACGCCTTCTTCTGCTAGAGCAGCAATAATGTCTTTTTTATTCTTTAGGCCTTCTGTATCAACCGCAAAATCTGTTGCAATTATTTTTAATTCAGCTACCTTTAATGTGTCAAACGACATATTCTATTTCTCCTTTTTCTAGGTCCTTTAATTATAGCATTGTTAAATTTAAATGAAAAGCCCCCAAAATTAATTGGGGGCCTTTCGGTAGTTTAATTCTTAATTAATTAAGAAGCAACCTTAACGTTCTTTACAACTACCCAAGCGTCTGCCTGCTCGATTTGAACGCCAACACGAGTATACATTGTGTACTCGATTGAGTCCTTACGTGGCCAGAAGAAGCGGTAAACAGTAACATCACGCTTGATACCAATAACAACGTTATTTGGGAATGTCAAGTGGATATCTCCGTGTGAACCTGATGGGCTTGCGTATGTACCTACCTGTGTCTCAGGAAGCAATGGAACTTCAACGATTGGAATACCAAATGCGTATGGAGCGACATAACCTGCTGGACCACCAAGAACTGGAACATCTCCACGGATGATGCCTGAAGCAATGTCCTGTGGGTTAACGTTCTGAATGTTTGTTGATGTTGAGTATAGGTAATCTTGGATCAAGTTTGATCCTGCAAGGAAGCGAAGGTCTGTACGACGTTGCTTGTACTTACGTGGAAGAGCCTTAAGAGCTGAGTTAAATACTGCACGAGAAACTGCAGCACCTGCAGCATCGACAACGTGACCGCTTGTCTTTGCCTTCTTAACTACACCGTCAAAAGACTTGTATAGTGCATCGCTTGAAAGTGATGTATCACCGTTAAGAATAACATCTTCGATGTCATTTCCTGCCTGTGTTGCCATCATACGTGCAATGTGATCTTCTAGATCTGCACCTTCAATGTTGTCTTCTAGAGACTCTGTTGAAAGCTCCCAGTCCATGCGGAGTTTCTTAGTTGTGAGAGAAATTTTTGAGAAAGTAACACCTGAGTTAGCTCCTGTGTTTTCGCCTTCAGATGCAAGCTTTACAAGCTTCTCTCCTACGGACATACGATCAATTTCTGTTGTGTCAGCTTTCATGCGAACTGTACGTGCAACCTTACCAATTACGGTAGCATCGAACATATAGTCCAAGAATCGTGCTGATTGTTCTGGGTTTAGAAGTCCACCGTTGCCATTTTCTGAAGCAACATGAACGCCTGAACCACCTGTTGAAGAACCGAACCCAGTTGATACTGTTGCACCAGCTGCTGCGGCCTTTTCTAATAATTCATTACTCATTTTTATTTCACCTACCTTATTTTAGTTAAAGATTTCATTTACGGAACCGAGGAAAGCTCCAGACCATTTTGATTTTGATTTGGTAAATACCTCAGACCCGCCAAGGTCAGAGGACTTCTTAATTGCGGTATCGCCTTCTACGGCATCAACCTGCTTTTGAACACCATCAATGGTGCCCTTTATTTCTGTCACAGCTGCACTAAGTGCACTGTGCTTTTCTGCCAACTCTGAAATTCTATCATCGACGCTCTTGCTGAAAGCTTCAACAGATGTTTTAATTTCTGTAACTTGTGCAGCATTTGCTTCTGTAGCTTTTGTGAGTGTCTCTGCGAAAAAGCCTTTGAGATCGCCTAACATTTTTGCAAAATCAGGTTCATCAACCATAACTTCTACTGTATCGGCTGCTTTTTCAACGTTGTCGGCAGAGGTATCTTCAGCTGTAACTTCTACGGCTTCCAATGATTTGTCAAAAAGATTGACATTTGAGTCATCGTTAGATTCTGCTACGACTTCCTCAACTTCTGGAGTAACTTCGGCTGGTGCTTCAACAATTGCTTCTGCAACTACTTCTGCATCATTACCTACATTAAGTTTTTCCATGTCATTACCTCCTTCTACGTTTGCCTGTTTTGCTAATTGTGTTTCAGGCAACGGTAATCTTGACTTCTTAAATGAAGCAAGAATTTTATCTATTTCTTTTGACTTGTTAATGTCTGAACTTTCTACCCAACCGATTAGCGCAGCTGGTTTTCCAGATATTGGTGAATCAAAAGTTTTTTCTGTAGACATAAACACTGAGTCGCTGTCTTCGCAATAAAAAATATTTTCTGTTACTACATTTGTAGCAAGGCCTTTGTAAATCATTTTTCCATTAACCTTTTCGATTGATAGAATGTTACATAGCTCATTTGCTGGTGAGTCAACGATTGAAAGTTCAACAAGATCATAGTCTTTAATAAATCTCACTGCTTCTCCTGTTGCTTTGTTAACTTCATTATCAGACTCTTTAATTTTTCCGCCAATTGAAAAACCAGAAAGAGTGCCGTCAAGAACTTTTTCCCAAGTATCTTGTGCACCCTTTGAAATGTATGAAGTTACATAAACGCCATTGTAAAAAGTTTGAGACTTTTGGTCATAGTATGTTTCTGGCTTAAATGAAACAACTTTACCAACTGCAATTGACTGATGCATCTCACGAAGATTTCCTCTGAAATTTTCAAAAGCTTTTACGCTTGCTTCTGCTGTGACTACA